ATATGTATGGCTCACGGAGTTAATCACGGAATACCCCGCTGGTTTAGGGCGGGGTATCGAATAAAAAATCAGTGCGATCGTTGCGGCTTTAAAAGCATTCACAAAGATCCGTTTAGGGTATTTCACATAGACGGCAATTTAGACAACTGTCGTCCTGCAAATTTAAAAACAGTCTGCGTTAACTGTGCAAGTGTTTTAGCTAAGGACGGCGTCAACTGGCGCCAAGGCGATCTCGTTGCTGACTATTGATTTTGCCTGTTTGTATAATTCGTCGATTGACCCGTTGTTGTCAATAATTGCATCAAACCTTGTTCCGACCCAAGCAGTTTCACTGGCATGAATTTTACGCATTTTTAGATCTTGTACAGCCCAGTTATGACCTTTGTTGGCTTCTATTGCTGTGTCATACCAGTCGGGTAACTCACCACGTTGTACCCAAACTATCTGACCGCCTGCACTACGGATACTAGATATTTCGTTAGGAAAACGGCAGTCACTAATTACTACATTGTCTTTGCTGTTACGGAGTTTATTTTCTAAGCTGGCAATCCATATGTCGTCGTGAAAACCTTTGCGGCATACTTCTGTACCCCAATATTGCAATACCCATCTAGGAGTTAATGTAGGCATATCTAGTCTAGCTGCCCACCACGGATCGACTTGCTCTCGCCACTCTCGGGCTTCTTTTGTACGCCCTTCTAAGAGTGTTCTGTCCCAACCAAACACTGCTGCTACTGCATCTTTAAGAGTTGATGCGAAACTTTCTCTTCGAAATTCGTGAAAGTTAACTAGGTAGTCGGCAACAGTGTCTTTGCCGCTGCCAATAAATCCGCATATTCCAATAATCATAATAATCTCCGATAAGACTATTATACTATAGAATGATTACAAGGTCAAATTTAGTTAACCAATTATAAATGTGTAGCCGTTGCCGCCAGACACTAGAGTTTCTAGTTCTTTAGTCAATCGATCTAGATCAGCCTGTGCTTCAGTTTTCATAGCAGCACCATTTAGGCTAGATCCTCCCTGCGGTCCAGCAATTTGAGCAAACTTTTCACGGGCCTGTCCTAGCATCATTTTGCAGTTGGCTAGGCTATAATCTTTAATCCACTGTCCTGCATAGGTGTCGTTAATGATAGAATGATCTGGTTTAGTATTGTAGCACCATAGCATAACTTCTTCATCGCCCCTAGGACGTTGCATTATCACTAACTTACGACTCTGCGGATTCCAGGTAAAGTTAATGAATGAACCAAACATCCTACCTACTAGTTCTTGATACCCACTGAACAATTCATAGGTTAGTAAGCCGCCCATATTTGTTGAGCTTAACAAATATGTGTTTGTGTATGCCAAGTTGAAAGGTTCAAAAACAGTTCCACCTGTGCCGTTTCCTGTACGTGAACCTACGCTTCTTCTAAAAACCTGACGTACCTGCTGAATTTCTTTAGGCAGTATGTATTCGTTTTTATCTTGTTCAAGTGTTAAAAACGCAAAACTTTCTTCAACAGAATTGTCGCTGCGTTGTCTAAAAACACCAAGGCTTCTTGCCAGTGCTGTTTCGTAATGAATGGGGTCTAGTTCGATGTCAATCATACCATCGCCAAGCATTGCTTTGCAGTAGTCGTAGACGTCTTTTTTGGCTTGATCAATTTGGTTCATACTCTTATTTATTCTAGCGGTAAATATACTACTATGCCAAGACTTAGCCTCTATCGCCCAGAAAAGGGCAACGACTACAAATTCATTGATAAAACCGTTTGGGAAATGTTTCAGGTTGGCGGTACTGATGTACTAGTTCACAAGTATATTGGGCCCGGAGCTGCTACACAGGGCGATACGCCCAGCACTCCAAACTACGGTACATCTAACGAAACACAGATCCAGGATTTGTTGTTTTTAGAAAACCGTGATCGCAAGTACGATCCCGACATCTATCTATTAAGAGGTGTTTATAACCTTTCAGATATAGACTTTAATCTAAGTCAATTTGGCCTATTCTTACAAAATGACACGGTGTTTATGACGTTTCATATCAACGACACCGTAGAAAAATTAGGTCGTAAAATTATGGCTGGCGATGTTGTAGAACTGCCGCACTTAAAAGACGAATATGCGCTCAACGATTTTAGTTTTGCATTAAAAAGATTCTATGTTGTAGAAGAAGTTAACCGTGCAGCTGAAGGATTTTCAGTAACTTGGTACCCACATTTATATCGTGCTAAATTAAAACCGCTGGTAGACAGTCAAGAATTTAAACAGATTTTAGACGGAGTGGCTGGGGAAGGTAGTAATCAAACACTCCGCGACATTATGTCAACCTATGAAAAAGAAATGCAGATTACTGCTGCGGTTCTTGACCAGGCCGAGGCTGATGCTCCTAAAAGTGGCTACGATACTACTAAATTTTATCATATGCAGAGAGGACCAGATGGCAGTCCTCAGTTAATCAGTGCAGATTTAGAAAATGTTTATATCACCAATGATCAGCCACAGGCCACTGACGAAAACGGTGCTCCATTATTTGATACTGAAGGCAATCCGATATATGCAGGTACCACTGCTGATCAAACATTTAGATCCATTGAGCGTCCAGGTTACGGAACACTAAATGGTAATACCAGTAGTTGGTTAGATGATGCTTTACCGGCAAATGGCGCAAGGTTCTCCGCTGGTATAGCATTTCCAACTACTCCGCAAGAAGGTCAGTTTTGCCTAAGAACAGACTATATGCCTCAGCGATTATTTAGATACAGCGGAACACGTTGGATCAAAGTAGAGGATAATGTACGTATGACAATGAATAACTTAGGTGAAAGCGATGTAGGCACAGGAGATAGATTTGTTGGTAAAGATGTCAAGCAAACTCAGAAAGCTGACTTCGTTAACAATACTAAGACGGCTACTATTCACGGTAAAACCGTTAAAGAACGTCAGAGCTTGTCAAAAGCTCTTAGACCAGAGGCAGACGAATAATGGATTTTTTTTACGACGGTCAAATACGCAGATATGTTACACAATTCATGCGTGTGTTTATTGGTTTTAAATATCAGGCGGGCGATGGCGAAGAACGCCTAGTACCTGTAATGTACGGTGACCTTACCAAACAAGTAGCCAGTATTATCAAAGATAACAGTGAAAATAAAATGCCCACTGTGCCAAGAATTGCCTGCTACATAACTGGATTAGAATTAGATACCAGTAGACTGGCAGATTCAACTTTTGTCAGTAAGATGCAGGTTAGAGAGCGTACCTACGAAACTGTAGCAGGACAACGTGTCTATGGTAACGAACAAGGCGCAGGGTACACTGTTGAAAGACTAATGCCAACCCCATTTAAACTGCGTGTCAAAGCAGATATATGGACCAGCAACACAGACCAAAAGTTACAGTTATTAGAACAAATATTAATTTTGTTCAACCCTAGTCTCGAAGTACAGACCACAGACAACTATATTGATTGGACCAGCCTTAGTGTTATCTATCTCAGCAGCACTAGTTTTAGTTCAAGAACTATTCCACAAGGTGCTTCAGAAGATATTGACATTGCCAGTTTAGAATTTGAAATGCCAATTTACATCACACCGCCTGCCAAGGTCAAGAAACTAGGTGTTGTCCGTGCTGTAGTAAACAATATGTTTACCAATACCGGTGATGCTGTAAACATTAATAATTTAATCTATAACGATGGTGATGTTGTAAACACTATTGAATACAAACGCTACGGAATTGTCATGCTCAAGGCAGACAACGGAGTTGAAGGCGACTACTATGTCAGCATTGTTGATGTCGGCCAGGCCGTCATTGATGCAGGTCTAGATCTACCACCTGAAAAAATTGGTAAAAAACTTGACTGGCAATTGGTATTAGATCAATATGGCGGTCATAAAGAAGGTGTTAGTAGAATTACTTTCAAACAGCCCAACGGTGGAGAACTTATTGGTACCATTGCTATAAATCCTACTGACCCCACATTACTGTTAGTCTCTATGGACTTGGATACTGTACCGAGCAATACGTTAATTACACAGGGTCAGTATCCAGATTTTACTGTCTATACCAGTGTGAGAAGTGACAGCAAGGGTACTATAGATGCTATAATTAATCCCTACAACTTTAATCCTTTGACTACCTACGGTACTAAGGCTAATTTTCCAGCAGGTCTTAGATATCTGATGTTAGACGATGTTAACACTTTCCTTGCACCTCAACAGGCTGCTAGTATCGCTACCAATGTGATCAACACAGACATTGATTATTATAGAATTGTACGTCCTAATCAAAGAGAAGTAGCAGGATTATCTAATCTTCCTAGATCTTATTCTAACATCTATCAAACCAAAGTTTATGTTAATGGTAGTGAAGTAGCATTTAGTGAAATTGAAGATGGCGGAACTTTTAGTACATTTGGGGTAGTTGGTGGGCAGAGTTATAGAACAGAGTCTGGAAAATACAAAATACTTTTGGCTAGTTTTCCTCCATTGGAAGATGCTGACGGAAATGCCAGTGTAATAACCTATAAGATTGAACGGTATACCTATCCAGATTGGTGGACCGAAGGTGACGATCCGGATACAATACCTGTAGAAACAAATGTCTACTTACCAGGTAAACCCGAACGCAGTAGCGGCCCCAATGCCTGGAAAAATCTTGACAATTCTGATACACATATTAAGGCTAACTCTATAATTGAGTGGAGTGGCACACAGTGGGTCAGCATCTTTGACCCGGACGAAGTAGCTACCAATGTTTATATTACTAATCTGCGTACAGGTATACAGTATAAATGGGACGGAGTTCAGTGGTTAAAATCGTTTGAAGGCGAGTATCTGCCAGGTTCTTGGAGATTAACCTTAAATCCTTAATAAGTACTGGATGCAACAAAGAGCCGGTTTATTATTTCTAGCAAGAACCACAGGTAGGATACTGCTGATCCTACAAGATGAGCGGTGGACTGTACCTACTTTTGCTAGATCAGCGGCATTACTAGAAGATGCCGAGATATTACTTAAAGAATATCATACTGGTAGGATTTTACCCATCGAACTTTATCTCAGCGAAGACCGTGGATTTGAATACGGCACTTATGTGTGCTTGGTAGACAATGAATTTTTAACGCTAGCTGAAAATACCGTAGCCTGGTGCAATTTAGATTATTTGCCCAAGCAACTACACGGTGGGCTAAAAACAACATTAAATAATCAACTGATCCGCACAAAAATAGATACCATAATGGAGTTAGAAAATGCTGAACACTAT